CAAGGACGATAATGAAGACACGGATGGTCTATAACAGTACTGGTGGAGTCATCCCCAATATGCCCATGATGGAGACATGTAAAAAACCCTGGTCGGGATGGTCATATGACCCTCGGAGTTTACGGCATCTCTAAAATGCCGTTGGTGCGGATGGGGTTTAACTCCCGCCCAGTTTCTTGCTTCTGGACAAAGAGCAAGTGGCGTGCATGTAAAGACCTTATGAGGAGAGTTGTATAAACTCTCCTTTTTTAGTATAATAAAAGAAAGAATTACTAATATGAAAATCGGTTTTAATTGTAGTTGTTTTGATCTATTTCATGCTGGGCACGTCACAATGCTCAAGATGGAAAGAGAAATGTGTGACTATTTAAAGGTAGCACTTCAAGTTGATCCATCTATTGATAGACCTGGTTTGAAAAATAAACCAGCACAATCAATCTATGAAAGATATGCTCAGGTTCAGGGGTGTAAATACGTCGATGAAATTCTTGTATATGATACGGAAGCAGATCTTCTCAATTTAATTAAAACTCAAACATTTCATATTCGATTTTTGAGTGAAGAGTATAAAGATATTGATTTCACTGGTAAGCAATATTGTATCGATAATGATGTTGAGATCTACTATCACAAGAGGAGACATCAGTATTCTACTACTGAACTTAGGAACAGAGTTTATGAACTTGAGAAAGCAAAAAGAGAAGAGAAAAACATCAAAGAGATACAACAATACTCTCCTGAAATTCTAGAGAAGTACGGTCAAAAATGACAATATTAGTAACAGGTGGTGCATGTAAAGACCTAAGGAGGACGGCTTGCGCGAGTCGTCCTTTTTTGGTATAATGAAAAAAAATAAATTCATAAATGAAAGTTGTTTTAATCACAGGTATTACTGGACAAGACGGATCATATCTAGCAGAACTTCTTATTGAAAAAGGATATGAAGTTCATGGAATTGTTCGTCGTGCATCTCTAATTAATACTCATCGTATTGATCACATTTACGATCAAATCAATCTTCATTATGGTGATTTGACTGATTCTACGAACCTGGTTAGAGTTATTCAGCAGGTTCAACCAGACGAAATTTATAATCTTGGAGCACAGAGTCATGTAAAAGTTTCTTTTGAAATACCTGAATACACTGGACAAGTTGATGCACTAGGAACTCTTCGTGTTCTTGAAGCAGTTCGTCTTTTGGGTATGGAAAAGAAGACTCGCATCTATCAAGCATCAACCAGTGAATTGTTTGGTCTTGTTCAAGAAACTCCACAAAAAGAAACTACACCTTTTTATCCTCGTTCTCCTTATGGGTGTGCAAAAATTTATGGTTACTGGATAACTAAAAATTATAGAGAAGCATATAACATGTATGCTTGCACAGGTATTCTTTTTAATCATGAATCACCTCGTCGTGGTGAGACATTTGTCACTAGAAAGATTACTCGTGGTCTTAAAGCAATTTCTGAAGGAAGTCAAAATGTTCTCTATCTTGGAAACTTGAATGCAAAGAGAGACTGGGGACATGCTAAAGATTTTGTTAGAGCAATGTGGATGATGCTTCAGCAAGAAACTCCAGAAGATTATGTTATTGCGACTGGAGAACAATATTCTGTCCGTCAATTTGTAGAAGCAGCAGCTCCTTATTTTGGATTTGATGTTGAGTGGTATGGTGAGGGTGAAGATGAGATTGGTATGGATAAGAAAACCAAAAAAACCATCATCGCGGTTAACTCTAAATACTACCGACCGACTGAAGTAGAGACCTTATTAGGAGATTCTTCAAAAGCACAAGAAGAATTGGGATGGACACCAGAAATTACATTTACTGAATTAGTTGAGGACATGTGTAAAAATGAAATTTGATAGTAAAATTTTTGTCGCAGGAAGCACTGGACTTGTTGGTTCTGCCTTGGTGAGAAAACTGAAAGAGGAAGGATATACTAATATTCTTACTCCCTCACGATCTGATTTTGATCTGACAAAACAAACTGATGCAGAGAAGTTCTTTAAAGAAAATGCACCAGAATATGTTTTTCTGGCAGCAGCAAAAGTTGGTGGAATTGCTCACAATAAAAATCATCCAGCGGATTTTATTAGAGAAAACCTGAATATTCAGAGCAATATCATTGACTTTTCTTATCGTTATGGGTGTAAGAAACTCCTGTTCTTAGGATCTGCTTGCATTTATCCAAAGATGGCAGAAGTTCCAATCAAAGAAGAATATCTTATGACTGGAAAACTTGAAGAAACTAATATTGGTTATTCTCTTGCAAAACTTGCTGGTCATGTTATGTGTAAGAAATACACAGAACAATATGGAATGTCAACTATTTCGGTAATGCCAAACAATCTGTATGGTATTAATGACAACTTTAATATTGAGCAATGTCATGTTCTTCCAAGTTTTATTAATAAGTTTTTGAATGCAAAGGAAAAAGGACTTGATGAGGTAGTTTGTTATGGTGATGGATCTCCGACCAGAGAATTTATTTTTTCTGATGATCTGGCAGAAGCACTGATTTTCCTAATGAATAATTATGATGATCCAGAAATCATCAATATTGGTCCTCATAGAGAAGTAAGCATCAAAGAACTTTCTGAGATGGTTGCTAGTTACGTTGGTTATGATGGGAAAATTACTTGGGACACAACCAAACCAAATGGTACTCCTCGTAGAGCACTGGATACTTCTAAAATGGATGCTCTCGGATGGAAACCAAAAACTTCTCTGGAAGATGGTTTGAAGATTACTGTTGATTGGTTTCTTAAGAACAGGAGCACATATGAAAAAGTATAATTGGCCATTGATGAAGAACACTCTATCTTTTCTTGATAGAGCAAAACTTGCTAAGTTTATTCTCACTTCAGATAAATTTACTCAGGGCAAAAAGGTAGAAGAGTTTGAGAACAAGTGGTCGGAATGGTTGGGATGCAAACATTCTTTGTTTGTAACCTCAGGAAGCACAGCAAATTTTTTGTTAGTGTCTGCAATTATTGATAAATTCAATTTACAAAAAGGTGATAAGGTTCTTCTACCATCTTGCACATGGGTTACTAATATTAATCCTATTTTTCAACTTGGTTTGACTCCTGTCTTTTGTGACGTTACTTTTGATGATTATAGTTTTGATCTAGAAAATCTGGAAAGAATTTCTAAAAAACATCCAGACATTAAGATGGTTTTTGTAACACATCTTTTGGGTATACCAGCAAACATTGATGCATATAAAAAGCATTTTCCAAATGCTATTTTTATAGATGATGTTTGTGAATCTCATGGATGCACAAATCCCGATGGAACTAAGGTTGGTTCTGATAGTCTGGGATCTACATTTAGTTTTTATTTTGGTCATCATATGTCCACCATTGAAGGTGGAATGATTTCTACAAATGATAGTGATCTTTATGATCTGATGAAAATGAAGAGAACTCATGGACTTGCAAGAGCTTCAAGTAAGTTTGATGAGTATGCTTCTAAAAATCCTGAGATTGAAAGATCGTTTTTATTTGTTAGCGATGGATATAACTTTAGAAATACTGAGTTGGCAGCAGTATTGGGAATAGAACAACTTAAGAGATTAGATTCTTTTATTAGTGTTCGTAAAAAATATTACAAGGAATTCGTTGATCTCCACAACTCTAAAGATTGTTTCCATAAAATAACATTCAAAGAGGGTAATAGTTCTTTCTGCTTCCCATTCTTATGTAAAGATAAAGATACCAAATCTAAACTTTTAAACTTGTTTACTGAATATGGTATAGAATATCGTCCTGTTGTCGGAGGTAATTTACTCAAGCAACCATACATGGAAGGACATTATGTTGAGTGTGCATCTGAAACTTTGACCGTAGATATCTTGCATGAAAACTGCATATACATAGGTAATAATCAGTTCATTACAAACAAAGAAATTGATTTAATTAAGAAGGTTATTGGAGAATTGGAATGAAGAATCTTGGAGAATCTATTGAAGAGATTATTGCTCAAACAGTAAACAGAGTATTATCTGAAAAGAATGTTCCAGAAGTAGAATACATTGCTACTGATAATCTGGGAGAGATTGTTGAGAAACTATCAATTCTTCATATCAGAACTTGGATGCTGGAAGATGCAATTCAAGAAGCCAAGACTGATGAAGAGATTGCAGATCTTAAGAGAAAGATTGATATCTGTTTTAAATCAAAAAGACCAAAACTTGTCCAGGCAATCAACCTTTTAGTTGATGATGCTATCTCCCAAAACAAAGGTCTCAGAGAAGATTCTGTGAAACTGTATAAGGGTGTTTGATTCATGAAATCAATATGTTTTTTCTGCCATTTTCATAATGGTGATATCTATCATATCAAGGAATTCTTGATTGATATTTCTTCTCAGTTGAAAACAAAATATTATATTGCTCATAAAAACAGCCATTTATTGACACATGATATTGATATTGAGCACATTAATATTTCTAAAATTCCTCTTCTGGCAGGAAAACATTACACCAAATTTATTGAGACAGAAGATTGTTTATATGTAAATGTTTGGATTGGAGGATACTTTTCTCCAGATAACAAATATAATATGGAATGTTCTTTGAGAGGATTCCATAGAATGTTCTCTTTGATTTGTAATGCTATAAACGATAGGTATGGCATTAGTTTAAAGTTAAAGGATCCAGAACATTACTTCCCATCCATAGACTATTCAAAATTTGATTGTAAGTCTATTGATGAGTTTTTGTCGGAAGATAAAAATGATAAAGTTCTTATTTGTAATGGACCATCTCTTTCTGGTCAGAGCAGATATAACTCTGATATGTCTGAGATCATTGAACCACTATCCCAAGAAAATCCAGATAAAACCTTTATCCTAACCAAAAAATTTAAAACTGATTGTTCTAATATAAAATTCACCGACGACATTATTAATTCCCAATCATGTGATTTAAATGAAATATCATATATTTCTAAATTTTGCAAATTGATTGTCGGTAGAAACTCAGGACCTTTTTGTTTTACGGTGACCAAAGAAAATATAAATGATGAAAACAAAAAGTTTTTAGCGTTTGGTGAAAAGGTTACCGATTGTTTTCCATATATGTTAGACATTAATTCTGAATTTGTATTTGATTATTTTACAGATATAAATTCTCTTAAAGAATCTATAGATGATTTAATTAAAAATTAGTGGAGTAAATTAAATGAAAGTTGTAATCTTAGGTTCTAGAGGACAAATCGGTGAACCTCTTAAAGATCATCTGATTGAAAGAGGTCATGATGTTGTAGGTATTGATTTACTTGATGGACCAGAAAATGATCTTAGAATTCATAATAATACTTATGTTGAAGAAGCAATAAAAAATTCTGACTTCGTTTTCTTTCTTGCATTTGATCTCGGAGGTTCACAATACCTAAAGAAGTATCAAGATACCTTTGAATTCATTGATAACAATTGCTCAATGATGGTGAACGTTTTCAGTATTCTAAAGAGATATGAAAAGAAATTTGTTTTTGCATCATCACAGATGAGCAATATGTCATACTCCTCCTATGGCGTCTCAAAGAGAATGGGAGAACTTTATACTCATGCTCTCAATGGTAGGGTGACTAAAATTTGGAATGTTTATGGAATAGAAAAAGATCCAGAAAAGATGCATGTTATAAATGATTTTATTCGTAAGGGATTTGAAGAGAAAACATTTAATATGTTGACCAACGGAGAAGAGGAAAGAGAATTTTTGTATGTGAGTGATTGTTGCGATGTTCTTGAAATTATAATGAATGAATATGATAACATTGATACCGAAGATCCTTTACATATAACATCCTTTGAATCTACGACTATTAAAGATCTTGCAAAAATTATTGAAAATAAATTTAAGAATCATGGAATAAATGGTGTTCAAATATTTCCTGTTGATTCTAAAGACACCGTTCAAATGGATGCAAAGAATAAACCAGATTCATTTATTACTAAATGGTGGAAACCAAAAGTCTCTCTTGAAGATGGTATAGAAAAAATATTCAACGAAATGAAATCAAATTATTTGGAGGTAAAATGATGAAGACTGCTATTTGTATTCCCGGAATTGGAAGATCAGTAGAACATACTTTTGAAAATCTAAAAGACAATTTAATCAACTGTTGGGAAGATAGAGACGTATATGTCTATCTTGGAAAAAGTGAAACATCATCTCTTGCGGAGTCTTTGTTTAAACAACTGGATAGATGTGAAGTAAAAGTTGTAGACGAAGAAGATATTGATGAGACTGGTATCGTTCTACACCCTTCTATAACTGGACCAGAAAGACTTTGCACGGTTCAATCAACGCTAAGAATGTTTAGGTCCAAGACATTAGTTTGCGAGTTCATGAACAGTTTTGGAAAAAAATATGATAGAGTCATTATGTCCAGAGAAGATGTGGTTTATACTGAACCCGTCAATAAGTCTATTGAACCATTAGACATGAGAAAACTATGGTTACCTGACTGGCATCACTGGTTGAATGGGTATCATGATAGATTTGCAGTATCCAATCAAGAATATATGACAACTTATTCGCAGATGAGTAATTATATGCAAGAGTATCATAACAACTATGGATTTGCTCATGCAGAAACTTTTACAAGATTGCATTTGGATAAGCGTTTGGGAACCAAAAATATAAAAACCTTCTTCATTGAATTTCATAGAGTTAGACCTGATGGAGAAATTATGTCGGAAGGTATGCCCAATCCTCTGGAAAGGAGATACATGTGATGTTTGGTTTATCTAAAGATGAGAGATTGGAGTCTCTATTAAAAAACAAAGATGTTTCTTTAGTTGGACCAGCTCCATATTTGATAGATCAAAATAGAGGAAAGGAGTTTGATGGAAGTGATATTGTTGTCAGACCAAATGAAATTATACCTCTCAAACATTTGAGAAAAGATTATGGTAGTAGAACAGACATATATGTCTGCAACTTTGGAACTCCTTGGATGGATGGAATAAAAAGGAAAATAATGACCGACGATCATAAGGAACATTTTAAGAATCTTAAGATGGTCATCGGAAGTGCTATCAAGGGCACACATGGTGACAATATTTTTGCTCCCAATTATGTTAGTCCCATACCACAAAATTTTCAAAGTATAAACGAATATGATTTATCATTCTATTGGATTGGAATAGAAGATTATAAAAAATTATATTCACAAATTGGAGTTGAATTTAATACTGGAATCGCTAGCATTTGTATATTATTATCCTATCCTATAAGATCGTTAAAGGTTTCGGGATTTACTTTTTATACCAAAGGTAATAGTTATCAGGATTTGTATTGTGAAGGACACATGGACGAACAAGATTATGGAGGAAGATCATTCGGATATAGTGGTGGTCATGGATCTCATGCTACAACGACGCAAATAAATTTTATCAAAAAACTTTTTATTGAAAATCAAGACAGAGTTATTCTTGATGATGTTGTTTCTGAAGTATTGAAATGAATTCTATTTTTATATCTGTTAGAAATTCTTCTTCCAGGTTACCAAATAAAGCAATATTAGATTTGTGTGGAAAACCAACGATACAACATCTAATAGAAAATATTAGAAAATCTAAGTCTGCGGATAAGGTAATTCTATGCACCAGTGAAAGACCTGAGGATGATGTTTTGTGCAACATCGCA